GATCAGACCAAATTCACCATATTCACTTATTTCTGTTCTTGACATATATTATTGTTGATGTGTGTTTGAAATCCATTTCAAGAGCTCATCATGAATCAAGCCATTGGTGGCAAAACCGATGCAACAACCGCTCTGGTATCTCAAGCAACAGGTAACGAGGTATACCCGCCTGAAATATTAAAAAATATAGCAACCAAATTGCGTGGAGAGGCTTACGGCGCAATGCTAGAGGCAAAAGGCGCAAACAAGTTCTTACAACTTGGATTAAATGAAGCTAACCTCCCAAGAGGTTATAAAGCCGCGTGGGACGACAATAAAGATGTTAGGGTATATGAAGCAATGGCAATATTTGCGTCAGACAGACTAACGCCTCAAGAAAAAATAACTGCTTACAATAAGATTAAACCGACCAATTTAGAGGCATTAAATGAGTTTGAGCGCAAGGCCCGCAACATTGAAAGTCTTGCTAATACCGGTACTTTGCCAAGGCAAAAACGATGAGCGATCCATTTGTCCATGAAAATCTAACCGAAGATGCCAAAAATAGGGCGTTAGAAATTGCCCGATCTATGTCTAGCGATGGTAGTTCAATTAATACTAAATTATTAGAAAGAATACTATCTACCCCAGCTGAATTTAATAACTACCCTTTGAAAACCCGTCAAGCACTTTTTGAGCGCATAGGCGTACAACCTGCAATGGCAGCCACAGAATCTAAGGGCGGTATTGGCTTTGGTAGTTTATTTGATGCTATAAAAGCTACCAAACAAGAATATCAAAAAGAACAAAAAGCCGAACCCGCAACTCAAGCAACGGATTTATTTGGCGCTTTGAGTGCTACTAAACAAGAATACGAAAAACAAAAAAACACCCAAGTAATGGGTGATATATCGCAAGAGGCAAAACTAAAAGAAACCTTGGTTGCCGGTGTTCCAGAGGTTGTTAAAAAGGACGCATCTGGGCGCGTAATCGAAGAACCCCAACAACGCAAAGTGCGCAATGTAAAACAATTTTTAATGGATGCCCCTGTAGAAACTGCCTTAACCCTAGCTACGGGCGCGGTGACTGCCCCAATCGCAGCTGTTGAACAATTAGGTTCTGATATCTATGGGCGGGTTACTGGTAAACCTAATGTTGGCCAAGATGTGTTCAAGGCAAGAATGCAAGCCGGTACTTATGTACCCCGTACAGAGTCTGGTAAGGAAATGGTAGAAACGGTTGGCAAGGCATTTGAGGCTACAAAACTGCCACCAGTATTAGCCCCAGAGTTAACTGCGGTTACGGCTGCGGGTCGATTGCCTCCTCCCAAGCCAGAGGGCAAGCCAAAGATGTCGGCTAAAGAATACGAAAATGTTAAGGCGGTTGTTGAGGGAACGGCTCCGCAATTTAAGCAAGACCCGCCAGGACTGCCAGGTTTAGCAAGTGTTGGCGCAGCTGGCCGGCGTGACCCTGTAGCAATTAGGGCAGCTATTGATGCGCTGCCAGCCGAATTGCAAAATGAGGTTAGAAAAATCTCAATAAATAAAATTAACCTTCCCGCTTTAGAGTCTCATGTTCAAGCGTTAAATTTGCCAGTACCCATTTATATGACCCGTGGACAAGCAACTGGCGATTTGGTGGCGCTCAGTAACGAGTTAAACCGCCGTGGCGAATTGCCAAATATTGCCTACCGCATGGGCGAAACAAATAAAGCATTAATTGAAAACTTATCTGCTATCAGAGACCGTGCCGCGCCTGATTTGCCAGGCTCTAAACCATCTGATTTTGGTCAAATTGTTATTGATACTTACAAAGGTATAGACAATGACCGGCGTACCATTATTGGTAACCTGTATAAAGATTTAGAAAAGGCAGCGGGCGGTAACTTTCCAATTGATTCTCGTACATTTGTAAACAATGCCGATAACCAATTAAGCAAAAAACTTAAAAGCGAGTTTGTGCCACCCACAATCCAAAGGCAGTTACAAGCATACCGTGATGGCGGCAGAATGGATTTTGAGCAGTTTGAGGCCTTGCGCACCAATTTAGCAACTGAAATACGCAAAGCTGAACGCGCTGGTGACGGAAATGCCTCAATGGCGTTATCTATCATAAGAGACTCGTTAGAGGATTTACCATTAACTGGTGAGGCTGCAGCATTAAAACCATTGGCAGACGCTGCAAGAACGGCAGCCAGAGAACGATTTGAGGCTTTAAAACGAGACCCAGCGTACAAAGCAGCAGTAGACGATAAAGTTGCGCCTGAGAACTTTGTAGATGTTTTTGTGCTTAGTAAAAACAAGGGAACCGAAAAGAATGTCCAAACCATGATGGATGCCCTTGGCAAAGGGACAGATGGCCAACACGCAGTTGCTGCCAACATTATTGAATATTTAAGAAACAAATCGGTAGATCAGCAAGGCAACTTCTCTCAAGCCGCTTATAACAATGCGCTTAAAGAGTTAGACCCCAAACTGCAAAACATTTTTGATGGCGCATCGGCACAAACCCTTAGAGATTTGGGCGAAGTATCGCGTAAGGTTATGGCTCAACCTAAAGGTAGCTTTGCTAACAATAGCAATACTTTGGTTGCTGGTCTTGCGGAAAAAGCTGGAAAATTGCTTGAAGTAGGACTAAATATAAATGTTATACCCCTAGGTACTATGGCAAAACAAGCCCGTGAGCGCCGAGCAGGACAAAAATTTGAACAAGAAACTTTAGGTCCAGTAGCTGGCGTTAAAGGTAAGTCAAACCTAATTAGAGACATTCTAAGTAAAAAGGAATAAATCATGGCAGCAGTTAATCTTTCACCAATCGGCAATGGCTTTCAGTTCTTTAGCAATGATGGGCTGCCATTAAACGCTGGTAGACTTCATACCTATCAGGCTGGGTCAACCACACCGCTTGTAACTTATACAGACTCTAGCGGTCTAATTGCTAATACCAACCCCATTATCTTGGGAACGGATGGACGGCCACCGTCAACAATTTGGTTACTAGACGGGTTTTTCTATAAATTTGTACTAGCTAATTCAAGCAATGTCACCATTCAAACCTATGACAATTTGTATGGAATTGTGAGCGCAACCCCACCAGCTGCTACCCCAATTCCTGCGGGCGGTATTTTATTGTGGTCTGGCTCAATTGGATCAATCCCCGCTGGCTATGTCTTATGTAACGGCTCTAACGGTACGCCAGACCTGCGAGACCGATTTGTAGTAGGCGCTGGCTCTACTTATGCGGTCAATGCTACAGGCGGTTCAGCGGATGCTATCGTTGTTACCCATAACCATACTGCAACTTCTACAGTTACAGACGCTGGCCATGACCATGATGCTATTACTCAAGTAAGTGGTAGCTCAAGTTCTGGCGCTCAATTTGCTAATTCATTTAGTGGTTCTGTTAATACAACTTCAACGCAAATGATCCAAACTGCAACAACTGGCATTACTGTAGCTACAACAACTGCTAATGCTGGTACAAGCGGAACTAACGCAAACTTGCCTCCTTATTACGCTCTTTGCTACATAATGAAAACTTAATATGGAATGGCAAACGATTATCAATATTGGCCTTGGATGCGTTATTGCATCCATAGGCTGGTTTGCTAGAGAACTTTGGGATTCTGTTAAAGAATTGCGCAGAGACATCCACCAAATCGAAAAAGACTTACGGGAACTGTATGTGCGCCGTGATGACCTAAAAGAAGTACGGGTTGAGATGGCAGCACGATTTGACAAGCTGGAAAGCATCATGGCATCGTTTTTTGACCGATTAAACGATAAGGCAGACAAGTAATGGATGTGCCATACAATAACGGGAAAATTAAAATAGGTTCGCAATATGACCGAAATCCGTTAAGGCCAAAATACATTGAGTACGATGAGGATATGTTAGAACTGCAGAGTTACCTAATTCACGACCCTCGCATACTTAATCAACAGTATTGGCTTAAACGGATTTATATATTAATCCTTTTATTTGTATTAACAATCATGCTAATGGCCCACTAATGTTAATGACCATACTCAATATTTTTGCTTTATTTATTGCTATTTTTGCGGTAGTTATATTTACTGTAATGTTTGCTTTCTTTCTATTTATTATGTTTGCCTGCGTCTGTATTGGCTGGAGGGAAATCAACTCAATGCCTGTATCGGACATATGGCAAAAATTAAAAAAATGATGCTATATGTCAGACGAACTGGGGCTATCCGCTGGTGCCAAGGGTATCAGCGAGGGGATAAAAACCGGTAGAGAAGCCGGTAGAGAAATTGGTAAGAATATTGAGGAAGTACAGAAGGAAGCAGTAGATGTTGCAAAGCAGCAAGCAAACGCAAGAATACGGGAACGCAGAGAAGCGGAGTTAAGGAAAGAACGGGCAATATTTAAAGCCCTTGAGGAATACAAACACCGCAAGAAGATTTCCGATGAGGAATACCAGTTACGGATAGATTTTATTAAGAAGTACGGCACCAAAGAATGGCAGAAGTTAATAGACATTAAGGCCGAGATTGAAAAGCTGGAAAAAGAAGATAAGAAGTATTTTGATGCTGAGTTGTCAAAGGTTAGATGGGTGCAGTTTTGGTGCTTTTTAGCAGCGGGCTGGATAGCTTATTACATGGTATGGGGGAGTAAAAAATGATTCCGTTAATGGCATTAGTCGATGTTGGGATGAAAGTCTTAGACAAGTTTATTCCTGATCCAGAGGCCAAAGCCAAGGCTCAGAAAGAGTTATTACAGATGCAGCAAGAAGGCAGGTTGGCAGAACTTAATGCGGACAACATTGAGGCTCAAGAACTAACAAAACGCCAGCAAGCTGATATGGCTAGTGATAGCTGGCTGTCTAAGAACATTCGTCCAGGAACGCTTATATTTATTTTGGTTGTATATGCAGCCTTTGCAATTATGAGTGCGTTTGAAATGAATGTGCATCAACCCTATGTAGAACTGCTTGGGCAATGGGGTATGTTAATCATGTCTTTTTATTTTGGTGGTAGGACCCTTGAAAAGATTATGGATATGAAAGTTAAGAAAAATGATAACCCCACTTAGCCTCCACTTTAGTCTAGAAGAATTGACCACTACTGACCACAGGCAGTTTGACAATACGCCAAACCCCGATGAACTGGCCAACTTAAACCGTCTAGCTAAATTCTTAGAGCAGGTCAAAACCGTCTTAGGCGGTAAACCTGTAATGATTAACTCTGCTTTTCGTTCAGAGGCCGTGAATACAGCCGTTGGAAGTCGCAACACCTCACAACATCGGATTGGGTGCGCTGCGGACATTCGTGTGCCAGGCATGACCCCCGATGAGGTGGTTAAAACCATTATGGCTGCGGGACTTGGTTACGACCAGATTATCAGAGAGTTTGACCGCTGGACCCATATCTCAATCCCTAATAACCCAGAGGATAAACCAAGGCAACAGGCATTGATTATTGATCGCAGCGGTACTCGTCCTTATGCTTAGTAAAGCGGTGCGCAAGTAACATCCACCACAATATCGCGGGTCATACCGCCAACCTTGCGCTTACCGTAAATCACTACCGCCCTAGTTTTGGCTACTTGGCAATCCTGTATAGCGGTTACAACCTCAAGACGGCTCATAGAATGAACCTTATCGTCAACTACTAGCCATTGCTCTGGCATGGCGTTTTTGTCTGGCAGGATGCCGCAGCCACTAAGAATTAGTAAACAAACACCGGCTATAATCATTTTCATAATCTCCCCCTAGAATGGCGTGTCATCGTTAATGTCACCCGCATAGGACCGAGAAGGGTATTTTCCGGCGCTCTGAGGCGTTTGTGGCTGCGAGTCAGGCTTTGCCCCAGCAAACTCTAATTCGCCCACCCTAGCCCTTAAAGTAACGCCCTCGGTGCCATCATGGCGCTTATAGGTTTCTACATGGGGTTCGGTCATGCTGACAAACAATAATTGGCCTTTGGTGAGGTGCGGTCTTAACTTCTCGCATCTATCCCCCCACATGGTCCCATTGACCCATTGGGTCGGTTGCTTACCATCAACCTTACGGCCATACGAGAACGCCAGAGACAAATCCATAACTGCTTTGCCGTCTGGCGTAAAACGAACTTCTGGGTCGTTGCCCAAGCGGGCTAATCCGATCATTAACATTAAAAACTCCCTTTATCAAAATAATTCGATTCGTCATTAAAAAACTCAAATAGTGCATCGCACTCGGCTAAGAACTTCTCGGCAGCTGCCTCCACCTCGGCCAACTCCTCTGGGGTCGGGACATATTTCTTGATGAATAGGTCTTTTCCCTCGCCCATGCGCGGGTCGTAAGATACAAACCAAATATCCTTACCGGTGCAAGCTGATTGCAAAAGCATCTGTGGTTTGTATTCCGGTGGGATGGCTTGGTTGGCCACATATTTCATGTGTGTCTTAGTCTTGGGGCATTTGACTTCTATGAGCGATCCATCGGACACAAACCCGTCTGGGCTTACACCACAATGGTCAATGTTTGGATGGTCAATAAAACCGACATCCTTAACCATAAGACCGGTAAGGGTCTCAAAGGCCTCTTTAGCGGCGGCCTCTTGTTCCACGCCCCATTGCATATCTGAGGTGGTGTACTTGTCCGCGAAGGTGTTGGTGATCCTCTCGGCTACAACCTCATAGCGTAGGTTCTCGCGCTCGCTGGATTCCTTGCCAGACTTCAAGAAGTTGGCAAACATCGTCCATTTC